CACTCCAAGCTTGTACCAACATAACAACTTCATTAAATCACCATATAAGTTTTTCCTATCCTTCCTCGATCCATGAATACGATTCCAAAACCATTTTTGGTGGTCATTGAAACTCATGGGGAGTAACAGACTCGGTTCGTTTTTCTTATAGGCATACTCAAGATACTTATCTATCTGTATCGAGTCGCCATTGAACCAAAGCTCGTAAGGCAACCAATCATTGAAACCTTGACGATTCCAAAGTTTATGCCGAGGAGCTGGTTCAGAAAAGAAATAATTGTATAACCGTGTGGATCTAACGTAGCTCATAACTGCGCCAGGCTCAGTGATTGCATCAATCCACTTCTGAGCAATAATTCTTCTAGTGTCCCACTTAACATAACGTGGATTATTTTCAACACTAGGTATTGTATAATCACCAGTACAACTGGAGGTAGGATCACGAATCCACTTCCCTGATTCATCTTGGATAAATTCCAGGGCAGATTCCGTGATTTGATCCTGCCAATCAACCAGTTCTTCTTCTGAACTACCAGACCCTTGCATAATTGCTTCCACAACTAATTTAGTCATACCAAAAATAATCAAATCTTCGGTGTAAAACTGAACTAATCGCGGAGGTAACTCTACGGGTGTCTGACAAACAGGCGGAAGTTGAAGATTTCTCCTCTGATATTCACAGAGAAGGTTAAATTGAGGATCCATATACATACGATCCAAAATTTTCAACTTAAAATCTTCCTCACTTCGTTTCTTGCTTTTAACGCAAGAATTGATTTGTTGTCTAATCCAAGGATCAAGTTTGTTAAACCACTTGACTCCAGAAACGTGTCTAGCAAGATAATTATCCATATTCTTACTGTACCACGCTTCTATAAGGTCTTTGGTACACTTTGCGTGACCGTCAACCTTGGGATTTTCAAACTCCTCAGATTTTAAAGAAGGCAGATCATCAAAACACTTTTGATAATTTTGAGTTTCCTCAACGGCTTTCTGCATAGCCGTAGTAATCGTTTCACTTTTATCAAGTTCAGACATGCATTCATCAGCGAGCTTAGCTCCAGCTGTGGCAATGTCCTCACTTTTTGACGAGTGAGACGGTTCTTCTTCAATCCCATCAGGATCAAGAGGTGACATATCATCCATTGCTGGAGGTATGTCGTCTCCTGATGATGACGACGAAGAGGGGGGAAGTGGCGGCGGAGGTCCAAAATTACCTGCATAATTCTGCATGTAAAAAGAACGATCCGCAGCAGACCTCTTATAATCATTTATAATTTTTGTTGCCATAAGGTCAGCCAATTGACTAAAAGTAAAGTCAATATGACCAACCTTGACAAGCTGTTGGAAATCAACTCCCGTGTTACGGAGAGCTAATCGAATCCACTGACCTCTCGAAGGAGTATAATGCATCCGATAAATCCAACACTCATCAGGGCGTTGCAACAATTCATTTAAGGGCACGCCATGCCCAGGCTTTATCATTACTTCAACGTGAAAATGACGACGGCGATAAATGGTAGTAGGTCTAGTCAACCCACTAGCAGCATCAAGCTCATCATCAGTTATATTCGATGTAGTAACAACAAAAGGAGACGCGTAATAAGTACAATTTTTCATGCTCAACTCTGCAC